ACAACCGTGATCTTAGCATGGAACATATTGAAAGCGGTATCGTCAGCATAGCTGCATGGCGACTTATCAAACCGTACCTCGATGTGTCAAGAACAATTAAACTTAGTAGGGTAGATTAATGGAGGTCATTATGAAAAGAGTATTTTTAGGGAAAGTTTGGACACCCGTATTTGACGCTGCTGTCGACGCTGCACAAAAGTATTATGACAGCATCGAAGATAAGGAATCTGACGCTGCAAAAGCTGCAAAGCTTATGCTTGATGCAGCAAAAAAGGCGGCTGATTCGTCAAATCTGTTTACTCAAGATGATGTAAACAAGATGCTCGCTGAGGACAAACGCAAGCATCAACAGGCTCACCAGAAGACCCTTGAGGACTTGGAAGCTCTGCAAAAGAAATCCAACCTCTCGACTCAGGAGAGAAGTGATCTTGAAAAACAGATTGAAGAAACTCGGAAGCTTTTGGAAACAAAAGAAGCAACAGCCGAGGAAGCGCTGACCAAAGCCCAAAAAGCGCATGCAAAAGAACTTGAGACTCTTTCGGGCGAGAGGGATTTATGGAAAACACGATATACATCTTCAACCATTGACAATAGCCTTACCCAGGCTGCGGTTGAACACAAGGCTGGCAATCCTGCTCAGGTAATTGCACTATTACGGCCGACAACCACTCTTCAAGAGGAGTTAGACCCCAAAGGCAAGCCAACGGGAAATCTTGTCCCGATGGTTAATTGGAAAGACAAGGACGAAAAGGGTAAAATTGTCGAACTTGTTCTACCGCCTGCGGATGTTGTCAAACGAATGGCAGAAATGCCTGAACACCTAAATCTTTTTGGTGCCGATGGAACAGGCGGTCAGGGTAAGTTTCGCAGAAACGCTCAAGGTGCTCTTGATGTTCGCGAAACTGCAAAAGACCCTGCTGCCTATCGGAAAGCACGGAAAGAGGGTGCAATCCCAATCGGAACTTAAGTAGGAGGAATTACTTATTATGAAATCTTTTAACGGAAAAATCTGGACACCCGTCTTTGACGGAAATGACATTGATGCACTTATTCCCGAAGTATGGGCGCAAGAAGCATTGATGGTTCTTGAAGCCAATGCAGTTGCAGCCGGTTTGGTGTATCGCGACTTTGAGGATGAAATCGCACAGTTCGGTGATGTTGTTAATGCACATCGCCCGCGCAAATTCTCAACCTATCGTAAGGGCTATGATGATGATGTTGTCACCCAGGCAGCAGTTGCCGACAACATTCCCGTGCCCTTGAACCAGCACTTGTACACCTCATTCATCATCAAAGATGGTGAGGAGTCCAAGTCTTTCAAGTCCCTGCGGGATATGTATTTGGTGCCCGCACTTGAAGCCATCAATCAGGCCATGGACGTGATGGTACTGGGCCAGGTCTACAACTTCCTCGGCAACTCCGTCGGCAAATTGGGCACCGCCCTTGACGAAGATATCGTGGTGGACGTGGAAACCAAGTTCAACACTCTGCACGTACCGCCCGGAGCTCGTTGGGGACTCCTGACCCCGCAGGCAAAAGGTCAGATGTCCAAAATCGACAAATTCACTGATGCCCAACGGATTGGTGATGATGGTTCCATGATTCGGACAGGCGCCCTGGGTTTTCTGTATGGAACAAACTGGGTTATGGCTCAGAATGCTCCATCAATCAGCGCTGATCGTGAAGTTGCGACCACCGCCCTGACCGCTGCCGCAGCTGCAGGCGCAACCTCATTGGTTGTGACCGCCTTTACCACCGGCCATGACGCCCATCTGGGTGGATGGTTGACCGTTGCCGGCGATATGACACCGCAAAAGATCGTGTCCGCCACCGATGGAACAGAGACCATTGTTATTACCCCGGGCCTGAAATACGCCTGTCTTGATACCGCTGTGGTCACCATCTATGTGCCGGGCGCAGTTAATCTTCCTGCTAACTATGTTGCAGGATGGCCCAAACCTGTGGTGATTGAGACCGTCACTGTGGCACCGGAAAATGGTCAGCTCCTGAGTTTCGACGACCCTGCAGCCGTTGCCGCATTCACTTCGGAAAGCGCTTATGCCGTTATGCCTGGCGCGTCCATAACCTCTGTCCTGCCCGAAGTACCTCTGAGGGCAGCCACGCCTGATGAACATGCAGTTGGTCTCGGGCCTTCGGGTAATTACAGCTTCTGCTTTCATCCCGAAGCAATTGCCCTTGTAACCCGTCCTCTGGCCGCTCCGGCAGCCGGAACCGGCGCTCTGGCTTACGTGGCCAGCTACAATGGCCTGTCTATTCGCGTCGTGATCACTTATGATGGTGTAAAACAGGGTCATTTGGTCACCGTCGATATGCTGTGTGGTATCAAGGTTCTGAACACCGACCTGGGTATCGCCCTGCTGTCATAACTGATTTTTCAAATCAGGAGTGGAATTGATGAATAATTTAAGGCAAATAAGCGTTATTCTTTATCGGTTAAAACGTAATTATGGTACGTCGATACTTCTGCGGAAGATCGTCTACGATAACACCGATTTAAGAACTGGCAAAGTATATCGGGAGTATTATGAAGTCCCGATCAAACGCGGCATTGCTTTGCCAGAGAAGTTAGCATCTTCTTTCGCTTATGATCTTGCCTTTGTCGCTGCAAACAAAAATTTCACTTATGGCGGTCTGTTTGGTTCTTCAACACGGCTTGTAATTCTGGATGGAAAGGATGTTCCCTCTGATTTCGAAATCGCTGAGGATGATGAAGTTATCTTCGATGATAAGATTCACGCTGTGAAGTTGATCAATGATACAGCGACAAAAAAGGGATATATTCTGACTGTAACAACGATTTCAAGTGTAGGAAAAGTCAATGAATGAAAACTGGCCAAGATGGATATTTGCATCGGTTACTACCCATTTCGACGATAACCTTGGAACTTATGAAATTTTCTATGAGGGACAAAAGAGAAATGCGGAAAATTACAAGACTGATCTCTTTGAGGTTAGGATGGATGGCCCGTATTTCTTGCAACTGAGTCCAAACCTATATGATGCAAAAATTGAAGTTAATTTGCTCGTACAGGCTGCGATGGATGATGTTGACTTTCACAAGATTCATAAGATGGTTGGGGTAGCTGCGAAAGGATTTGCCAAATCAATTCCTGTATTACAATATGGGGATGGTGAAGCACAGGTTGGTTGCCTTGATCTTATGCAAGATCGTAGAAACAGGGAGTATCTGGTAATCAGCCATTTTGGCCAAATTGATCCTGACAAACAGTTGTTGCAAGCCACTGTTGAGGGACACTACCAAATTCAATTAACTGGTTAAAGGAGACAAAAATGCACAACTTTGCAAAAATCTGGACACCTGTCTTCGCGACCATTGACCTCAAATATGCAACCATCAAGGTTAAGGATGGGTCTACCGGCTCATTAGTATCTGTTGCCGGTGGTGGATCGGACTGGACGGAATCTGGTTCTCAAGCAGGCGCTTTTCATTATGGTGGCGCTTCGATTCCGACCAAACCCGTGTATGTTGAGCTTGGTGGCGTTGATATCACGCTTAACGAGGGAACCCTGGGTGCGCTTGTTGAGAACGAGTGGGCATGGGGTGATGATGATACCCTCGGAGCAAGTACCATGTATATCAATCTGCCAGGCGATGGCGACCCCGATAACTTGATCGCAGCATACCTCAAGGTTTCGCTTGCGGCCACGTTAAAGGAAATTGAGGTCAAGATCGGTGAAGGCAATTTAACCTACTCTGAGAACCGGAACATTGAGTATATTCTCGACAGAGGAAATCTCGATGATGTTCGTGAAGGTGATCAGGTTCCACTTGATGTGTCTTTCGACTTCCAATGGGAATATATTGTTGGTTCATCCGGCAGCGCAATCCCGACGGTGGAAGAAGCACTTAAAGGAACCGGAGAAGCTGCTGCATGGGTCTCAACGGATTCGGATGCTTGTCGTCCCTTTGCTGTTGATTTAGAAATCACCTATGCTCCAGTCCCTTCGACCTGCGGGGATCAGGAAGTCATTACGTTCAGTGACTTTCGCTATGAAACCCTCGATCACGATCTGCGTGAGGGGACAATCTCATGCGCCGGAAAGTGTAATGTGACAGCGGCCACGGCTGTACGTACAGCACAATAATAGCCGTGATTTTGGAAATCATCTTAAACGGGGCGGACTTGTTCCGCCCCATTCACCCTACCCGTTGGGGTATAAACGGGGTTGGAGGAATCATGAAGTATAAAGGGAAGAAACTCGAAGGGCCGTCAGAAGCCATCATTGTCTTGCCAAGACAGAATAGCGATGATCTTGTTTTTAAATTCCAAGCTGTATTAGAAGTGGACGATTTTGATAAAATATGTCCAATTCCACTACCACCGGAAGTATTAAAGCCGGGCGGGCAAAGAAGTTATAATGTGGAGTCACCTAAGTATAAAGAGGAACTCGACCAGTGGGCAATGAATAAGACCCATTACATGTATCTGAAATCCATTGAAGCAACAGAAGACCTGGAATGGGAAACTGTGGATATGGAGAAACCAGAAACATGGGAAAATTACAATAAGGAACTGATGGATGCCGGTTTAACTGAAGCTGAAAGATTACAGCTTCTCCAAACTTATTCTCAGGTGCAGGGTCTCGATCAAGGTAAGATTGATGCTGCAACTAAAAGTTTTTTAGCCACTCCCCAGGTGGAAGCAGAAAATTCATAATACCAAAATATCGAACTGAAAAGTATGCAGTCTGGAGAGCATGCGAACGGTGGAGGATATTACCTCCTGGGGTTGTTAGAGAATGGGATGAAATGCATCCATGGTTTCAAGCACACGTTATTGCTTATGATCAGATTCGACAAATCGAGGATGATGAAAAGCAAGGAATGTGGATAAAGGCAATATATGGCGGCAAAGGTGCAGTACGGAAAGCTTGATCTTCAAGGAATCAAAGCTGCTCACGGCAAATTTAATAAGACTCTTCATAAGCAAATGATTCTGCTTATAAAAGGAGCCATTAGAGAATTTGCCAAAGTTGCCGCTGAGGAAATTGGAGTGGACACTGGTATGTCTGGTGCTTCACTCCAACCCCTCGCCAAAGCCGCAGGTGGAGGGATTTTAGGAATCATTCGTGGAAGACAAAAAAGAGGAGAACGACAAGGGTATACAAGTTTGACAGGTCGGTACTATCGTCAACGAAAAAGAAATATTGAAGAGGGCCTTGCAGTAGGTGAGAATGCTTTTTCTATAAATTTTGGAACAGTTAAGCGACCGAGAATGTTTTTTCGGTTCGATATAAAAGTATACCAATGGGCAAGATGGGAATCCCAATGGCAAGCAATTGAAAAAGCCTTGGCTGCAATGGTACGCTATATTAATCAAAATTTTCAAGATAGATTCCCTCATGCTGAAATGCGTGATGCATTATCACCTAAATATAAAAAGGGCTAAGCATGGCTGATAATACAAATGTAAAAGGAACAGCTGATTTTACTCAGATTCTTAAGGAAATGTCTAAAGTTCTTAAGGGTTGGGGTGCTATTGTTGAAGCACAGATAAAAGCTGATAAAGGCAGTCAGAAGATTGAGAAGAGTATTGATAAGCAAACTGCTGCCCTAACTAAGCTGGCGACTGAGCAACAGAAACTTAACAAATCTTATAAGGATTTGGTAAATCAGCAAAAAGCTGCTGCAAGAGCAACGGCAAGAACAACTGCCGAAATGAAGAAACAAGCTGCTGCTCAAGCCAGACAAATTAAGCTTACTTCTGACTTTGTTCAAAAAGGCCAAACTCAAGCAGCCTTCACACAAAAGCGTGCTACCTTTGGAGAAGTCTTTGATTATAAGACTCAGGTCTCAAGATTAAAAGAATTACAGAAAGCTCATTCTGTATCACATGCTCAAATCAAAAAGATGTGGGGTGAGTTAGCCCGTGGCGAAATTGTCGCATACACAGGTGCACAACGTCGTGTTCGTGATCAAATAATTAAAGTAATGCAGGCCCAAAAAGGATTGGGCGCGACTGCTAAAGAAGTTTCAGCAGCATTAAAGGCTCAAGCAAATGCTGCAGTTGCTGCTTATGGTAAAATGAAAGCAGGAGCCACAGGGGCAGCTACTTCAGCAAGAGCAGCAAAAAGTGAAGTCCAAGCCTTAACAATTTCATGGAAAAGTTTTGCCAGACTCCTTGCTGTTCAACTTTTTCATCAAGCTGTTTCACTCTTTGTTCGGGCAATTCGTGATGGAATACAAGCGACTGTTGAACTTGAGAAACGTATCTCAGAAGTACAAACAATTTCACAGAATCAACCACTGGTATTTGAGGAATGGCGTAAGGGACTTATTGCTGTATCAGATGCCTGGGGTTTGCCTATTCTTGATACTGTTGAAGGTGCTTATCAAGCTATATCGAATCAGATTGCTGAAGGTGCAGAAGCCATAGTTTTTATGACAGATGCATCTCGTTTTGCTGTTACAACTGTTGCCAGTACTGCTGATTCGGTAAATCTGCTTACTGCTGCATTAAATGCTTTCAATAAAGATATATCGGAAACAGAAGCTGTCGCTGCATCTTTCTTTAAGACAATTGAACTTGGTCGTGTGCGCGCAGGTGAGATGGCATCAACCTTTGGTCGTATTGCTGTCCCCGCAAATCAGCTTGGAATTCGGATGAATGAACTTCAAGCTGCAATTTCATCTTCGACGATTCAAGGCTTAAAATATAATGAAGCCGCAACACTTATTCGAAATGTGTTGTTGAAATTAATCCGACCGACAGACGCCATGAAGAATTTGTTTCGTGAATGGGGTGTTGAGTCGGGTGAAGCAGCTATTCAAACTTTTGGTTTTGCCGGTGTACTCGCCAAGATTGAAGAAGCATCACAAGGATCGTCTACAGAACTTGGTAACTTATTCGGTAGGATTCGGGCAATCACAGGTGCTATGTTGTTTAGCGGTAGAGGACTTCA